CCCAAATCCAGAAGATTTAAAATAAAGTTATGTTAAAAAAAGAATTTAGAAAAAAAGATGTAAACAGAGCTCGTAATTTAATTATGGGTAAAACTGGTGCCTCCACAGGTACACAAATTGGTTACAATAAAAAAACAACAGATTATAAAGAAGGTGAAAAAAATGTTTGGTTTGTTGAAATGCCAGAATTTGTAAACCACCAAAGTATTAGAAAGCCAATTAATAAAAACGATAAATCTGAAATGGATGAAGACTACCATGATAAATTCAGGACTGCACAAGCAAAAGAGTCTGAACAAAAAAACAATTAAGATATTTGGGCCACCTGGTACAGGTAAGACATATACTTTAATTGAAAGAGTTTTGAAAAAATACCTACGTATGGGTGTTCACCCAAAAGATATAGCGTTTATTTCATTTACAAACAAAGCAGTTGACACCGCTAGAGATCGTGCTTTGTCAGCTTTCCCTCAGTATGATATGGATGACTTTCAAAGGTTTAAAACTCTGCATAAATATTGTCGAAGATATTTTGAAGAGGAAGTATTTGATCCAAAAAACTGTATGCTAGACTTTGCTTTACAGACAAAGATAATCAAAACATCGGACAAACGATTATCAGACGATGGCTTTCTTTACAAAGATTGGTCGTTAGGTATTTACGATAAAGCTAGAAATATGATGCAAGATCCTAAACTTGTTTATAAACAAGAGAGTTATAAAAAAGATAATCTAGATATATTTTTACGAAAGATAGATACCTATGAGCATTATAAGAAAGACTCATTTATTGATTTTACAGACATGATTGAAAGGGCGATTGATGAGGTTGAGTTTCCACCACTAGAGGTGCTTATATTAGATGAAGCTCAAGATTTTACACCTTTGCAGTGGTCAGTAATTTATAAAATGGTAGATAAGGTTAAACGTATTTATCTGGCAGGAGATGATGACCAAGGTATTTACAAATGGAATGGCGCAGATCCAAAATATTTTACAACTTATTTTCCTGGTAGGGAGGTTGTACTCCGACAAACTAGACGTTTTGGTAAAGAGATTTACAAGTTTTCGCAGATTATAAGACGTGGTATTTTTGATAGTGTTGACAAAGATTATGTGCATACAGAAAAAGATAGTTACATCAAACGATATTTAAATTTTAATGAGGTGCCCTTTGATCAGTGCGAAGGCACTTGGTATATATTAGGTCGTGTGCACTCTAGTGTAACTGAACTCAAGATGGCCGCTAAGAGTTCTGGTCTTTATTTTTCAGACAACAAAGGTAATAAATCTTTTGACTCTAAACAATGGCAAGCGATTAAGTCGTGGACAACTATCTCTAACGGCAAAACAATAACACGTGATGCCGCAGAAAACATGTATCGTTACCTAAGAGATTTAAAAGACTATGATTTTAGAACATCAAAGTTTTGGCAAAACATACCAGAGACACAAACATTTGATTTTAAACAATTAAAAGAATGGGCGGGGCTTGACTTGAACGATGATCAGCACAATCAACCTTGGTGGAATGTATTAAAGAGAAACTTTACCCCACGACAAACAGCTTACTTTGTACTGCTTTTGAAAAAGTATGGTCAAGCAAAATTAAATCAAGACCCTAGAATTATTATCGATACTATACACTCTGTTAAGGGTGGTGAAGCAAATAATGTTTTGTTATATTCCAAAACGAATTGGCCTGCTTCATTTTCTCACAAAACAAAAGAAGAAAAGTCAGATGAGAAAAGGGTATATTATACGGGGGTTACAAGGGCAAAAAACACTTTACATATCTTATCCACAGATTATAAATATAATTATCCCATAGGGATGGATTACCTAATGTATTTACAGGAGAACACATGAGTCCATACTTTGAAGAATTACCCGTAGGTCAATTTTATAGCCCCAGACTACACGATAGAGTTTGGAATCCAGAAACTGAGTGGGTTAAATATTATAATTTTACAGCTTGTTCAGTTGACAATGGCATTTTATTTGAAGATGAATTTTATCACTGGTTATACACACGACATAAATACAAAGCTGGTGTATTAAGAATGGAAAATAAAACGATGTACAATTGGCATTGTGATACAAAAAGAGGTGTTTGTATAAATTGTATGATTGCAACACCAAACACGTCTTACACATTCTTTAGAGAATATTCTGATGTTAGTCACAGTTTAGTAGAGTTACAATATTATCCAGGCAGTAGATTTATATTTAACAATCAAAAAGAACATATGGTTATAAATTATGATGGTTTACGTTTAATGCTAACAATTGAGTTTGAAGAGGATAAAAATAAACTATCGTATATTAATTTACTAAATGAAATAAAAGAGGATTATATCAATGGTTAAAGATTTATGGAAACGTGGAGGTCAATATTATACACAGTTTTCAATACAACCCTCACAATTTATTAATGAGAACAAAATTTTATTTGCAGAGGGTAATGTGATAAAATATATCTGTAGGCATAGAGGTAAGAATGGACGAGAGGATTTAGAAAAAGCAAAACATTACATTGATATGATTATAGAACGAGACTATGAAAAAGAAACAATATAAACGAAAATTTAATCTTGGTGGGTATGATCCTAATATCTACAAGAAAATAAAAAATGACAAGCCTTCAACTGACATTTAATTTTAAAAAACACATATGGTCTGCTCCTGTTGATTATCGTGATTTGTCTGGCGCAAAAGAAATTGCAATAGATTTAGAAACAAAAGATGTAGGCATAAATGAGGGTTTAGGTGCGGGTTGGGCTACAGGCCGCGGCGAGATTATAGGTTTTGCAGTCGCAACAGAAGGGTTTCAAGCTTATTACCCATTTGGTCATTTTGGTGGTGGTAATCTAATTAAAGAACAAGTTTTGAAATATATGCACGATGTATGTCGATTACCCTGTCGTAAGATATTTCACAATGCTCAATACGATGTAGGTTGGTTAAAAGCATATGGTATTGATGTACGTGGTGAGATTGTTGATACTATGATTGCAGGAGCTTTGATCGATGAAAACAGATACACGTATAAATTAAATTCTTTAGCTAAGGATTATCTAGGAGAGTTAAAAGCAGAGACAGACTTGGTTGAAGCTGCTAAAGCACATGGTGTTGATCCTAAAATGGAGATGTGGAAGTTACCCGCAGAGCATGTAGGATATTATGCAGAACAAGATGCACGGCTCACGTACCTATTGTGGCAACGATTTAAACACGAAATATATAAACAGAATCTTCACACAGTATGGCAACTTGAAAAATCTTTATTGCCTATCTTAATAAAAATGCGACAGAAAGGCATTCGTGTAAACACACAACGAGCAGAAGAATTGAAAGTTAATTTTGTAGAAAAAGAAAAAGAGATCTTGCACAGAATAAAAACGCTTGTTGGTAAAGATATTGATATCTGGGCGGCACGCCAGATTGCTTTTGCTTACGACAAGTTAGGCTTAGAATATCCTAAAACGGCTAAGTCAAAAGAACCTAGCTTCACTCAAAATTGGTTAGTTAATAGCGAATACGAAATATCAAAACTAATAGTTAGTGCCAGAGAGATTAATAAATTTCACAATACTTTTTTAAATTCTATTATGCGCTTTGAACACGATGGTAGAATCCATGCAGAGATAAACCAATTACGGTCTGACACAGGAGGCACTGTATCTGGTCGATTATCTATGAGTAATCCTAATTTGCAACAGCTTCCAGCAAGAAATAAAGAGTTTGGGCCTATGATTAGAGGTTTATTCCTACCAGAAGATGGTTTTAAATGGGGTAGTTTTGATTACTCGCAACAAGAACCACGTTTGGTAGTTCATTATGCATCTAGTATTGGAGAGGGCTATGAGGGCTCTCAGGAGCTTGTTGAGGCCTATGCTAATGCAGACGCTGATTTTCATCAAACTGTTGCTGATTTAGTAGGTATTGACAGAAAACAAGCGAAAACAATTGGACTGGGTTTAATGTATGGCATGGGTAAGAATAAATTAGCTAATATGTTGGGTTTAAATTTTGATGAAGCCAGTGCTTTAATAGGTAAGTTTAATAGAAGAGCCCCTTTTGTTAAGATGCTATCTGACCGTTGCATGAAAAAAGCTAATGAAGAAGGTGTAATTAGAACTAAATTAGGTCGTAAGTGTAGGTTTAATATGTGGGAGCCAAAAGATTTTGGTATACACACTCCAGAAACATTTGAGAATGCTAGTGCTAAATATGGATCGAATAATATCAAACGTGCATTTACATACAAAGCTTTAAATAGATTAATCCAGGGATCTGCGGCGGATCAAACAAAGCAAGCGATAGTATCTTGTTCGCATTTGGGTTATACGCCATTATTACAAATACACGATGAGTTGTGTTTTAATGTGCATGAAGAAGATGTGAAAAAAATTGTCAAAGAGATGGAGGGTTGCGTGGAACTAAATGTTCCAAGTGTCGTAGATGTTGCCTTAGGCAACGATTTTGGTTCAGCTACCTAATCAGTAACTATAAGTTCTCTTTGTAATTCTTCTATTTTAGAAGTGAGCGGTACCATATCAATTGTATACGCACCATTTTCTTTGAACTTTTGAGCCCAAAGATGTTCAAGAGCAACTTTTTGTTCTAGTTTTGTAATCATCGTATCTCCTTACATAATAATACAATTATTAAAGATTTTGTCAATATCCCTTGACATCTCCCACAATATCTGTAATTTAATGATATTATTAATTTTTAACAAAGGACAAATTATGGACACGACTAAATGGAAATCTATTGCTGTGCGTATAGAAGATTATAAACTATTAAGGGGTTTATGTAAAAGTAAATTTCGAGCTCCAGCAGGAATGATTTCAAAGCTTGTGCATGAATACATAGAATACCAAGCAAAAAAGAATAAAGTTAAAGTTGAGAATTACAAAAAACAATTAATGAATGGTGATGCTAATGAATAAATTACGATGGGCTCCATTTTTAGTATATAAAGATAACAAAAATTATGCTCAAGGTTATAGAGATGATTCTTTGCAACATGATGATTACAAAAAGGGTATTCACATTTCTATTCCAGACAAATTAAAAATAGTAATGGACAGTGATTTTGAATACGGTGGTCATAAAATGAAAGCTATTCACGTGCAAAGATGCAGTTATTTTGAAGATAATGTGTATGTTTTTGCTAAAGAGCAAGAATGAAATGGTTAGTTGGTTTGTAATTACTATAT